ATCTATCATTAGCAGAAGTAATGAGATCAGAAACTGCTAAAAGAAAAGGAATTAGTAATATGCCTACACCTGAGCATATTGAAAACTTTAAATTATTGGCTGAGAATGTATTTCAACCAATTAGAGAACACTTTGGAGTTCCAATTCATATCTCATCAGGCTACAGAAGCAAGGCTCTCAATACTGCTGTAGGGGGAAGTTTGTCTAGCCAACATTGTTCAGGTGAAGCAATTGATATTGACATGGATGGTACATCAGTAACTAATGCTCAAATCTTTAACTACATCAAAGATAATTTGAATTTTGACCAAATGATTTGGGAGTTTGGAACTGATACTAATCCTGATTGGGTTCATGTATCTTATGAGTCTACAGGAAAACAACGTAAACAAATTCTAAAAGCAGTTAAATCAGCTAAGGGAACTTCTTATTTACCATATAAGTAAAAACATGAAAGTAAGAAACGGTTGGAAAGCAAAAAACAAACTTTGGGATAAGTTTGCTATTAGACTCAGATTAGGAGCAGTAGACTTTCTAGTTATAGAAGCAGATGTATCAAGAGAGTTCTATATGTTTACTCTTCTCAACTTTACAATTAAAAACCGTTAAATCCTCTACTAATAATTTAACCCAGCTAGTCTAACTAGTTGGGTTTTTTGCTTTTAAATGTTTTAAGTTTAAACTTTTATTGTATATTTGCTAAAACCAATAGAGTAATTATGGAAAGTACAGTAAATGAGCAAGAGCTCACGCATGAGGAACTGCAGGCAAAGAAAGAAGAAATGTTGCAGTTCTACACAGAATCAATTCCTTATTTAGAGGCACAGTTCAAACATGAGGAGTTGCTAATGAAAATTGATGAAGCACGCTTTAAAAGAGCACAGTTTCAGATTCAGTATGCAATGATGATGACTCCTCCAGAAGAATCTGAGTCACCAGATGAGTTGCGTGAAGAAATTCAAAAAGAGAGAAAGCTTAAAAAATCTTAGTCATGGCTTTAGTAAATCAAGTACAGAAGCGTGTGAAGATGCCTAAGTGGGAAGTAGTTAAATTCCAGATACTAACTCATTGCTATATTAACCGTATAGCAATGAGTGAATCTGACTTAAACTGCCTTACTTTACTTAGCTTCAATCAGCCTATTGAGCTGACACACTTTTGTTATGATGCTTCAGCAGAGGAAGAATGGATCTTTAAAACTCCACAGACTGTACGTAATTGTATTAACAAAGCTGAGAAGAACCAGCTTGTTATAAAGGATGCTACTAACAAGAAGGTTATTATGCTTAATCCGGCATTACAAATACAGACAGAAGGAACAGTACTACTTGATTACAAATTCTTAGGAAATGATACCCAAGAAACCGCAGGTAATAATTAAGCAAGTAGCAGAAGAGCTAGACCTTCCTCAATCATTAGTGGATGATATTGTAAGTTTTTATTATAAAGAAGTTAGAAGAAACCTGTCTAGTTTAGAAAATCCAAAAATAAACTTACCAGGTTTAGGACATTTTTTAATAAAGCAGCGTGCAGTAAATGTTCAGATAAAAAAGCATGAAGGAGCATTGAAGTATTACAATAAGGATACATTCAAGAATCATCATAACTTAAAGTTAGTAGAACAAAAGTTAGAGAAACTTTATCAGGCTAAAGAAAATATAGTAAAGTTTTTAGAAGAAAAAAAGAATTTCAAAGATGGCAGGAAAGCTGAGTGATATTTGGAAAAACAGAAAACAAATTATGGAGGGTATTAAGAACTCTGTAATCCGTGATGAGTATGTAGAAGAAATATCTTCTTATAGAATGGATATATGCACATCATGTATTCATAAAGATATAGAAGGTAAAGAATGTATGGTACCTGGTACACAGCCATGCTGTGGATTATGTGGATGTTCTCTTAGTTTTAAAACAAGATCTCTATCCTCAGAATGCCCAGATAAAAGATGGTATGCCGTAGTATCAGAAGAAGATGAAGATAACCTAGATAACTTAGACTAATATGAAACCGGAACAAGTAAATATAGATAACGCGGGTAATCTGTACAATAGTTTATTAGAGCATAATATTTATGGAACAATAAGTACTACAACTGCAGATGGTCTTTGGTCACAGATCACGACTAATAATAGTAATGTATATAAAACACCTACAGCTCTTTTAGAAGAAAGAATGGATAAGCTTGAGTTAGATAACAAACTTCTAAGACTTAAGATACTTGGTATGGAGGGTAAGTTTACTCAGGAAGAAATAAGTAATATACGTAAGATGCTTATGTCTAATGATGAAGCATCAGTTACATTAGCAGACAGTATAATTGAGAATGCATGAGCTGGGAGGACTTGGAAGACTTGATAACAGATGGAATGGCAGCTCAAGGAAAACAAATTCATTTATACACAGGTATAGATGGTTTTGAAATGATCTCACATGCATTTGCAGTAGAAAACTCCGTTGGGTTTGTACGATGGATGGAAGGTAAAAAAAAGATTGATAGTGATACAGCAAAGAATTTAATATCAATGCTGACATCACCAGACACAGAAAATTTTAATTTAGCAATTCTTGCTATAGAACAACTAAAGAAATGAGTATAGTATTTAATGCAGCAGATCATAGTTACAAAAGCATTGAGGCAGATGAGATAAAATGGATAAGTGTTACATCACTTGTTTCTCAATTCAAGAAACCATTTGATGCTAAGACTGTAGCAGAAAGGGTAACTAAGAGTAAGAGATCTAAATGGTATGGTATTCCACCAGAAAAGATTCTGGAGATATGGGATAATGAAGCAAACCGTGCTACTACTCTAGGTACTTATTACCATAATCAAAGAGAGACAGATTTATGTTCTTTAGCCTCTTTAGAAAAAGATGGTATTACTATTCCTGTTATACCTCCTGTACCTGAACTAGAAGGATTAAAACAAGCACCGTCACAAAGGCTGGATCCAGGAGTATATCCTGAGCACATGGTATTCTTAAAGTCTGCAGGTATCTGTGGACAGTCAGACTTAGTAGAAGTAGTAAATGATCAAGTATTCATTATAGACTACAAGACTAACAAAGAGATTAAGACTGAATCCTATGTAAACTGGGAAGGTATATCAGAGAAACTACAGTTCCCTGTAAACAATCTAGATGACTGTCATTTTAATCATTATGCATTACAATTGAGTATTTATATGTATATTATACTCAAGCATAATCCAAAGCTAAAACCGGGTAAGATGTTTATTCATCATGTACAGTTTGAAACAGAGGGTGAAGATGCTTATGGATATCCAATTACTAAGTATACTTCTGAAGGTGATCCTGTAGTTAAAGAAGTTACACCAATGGAAATACCATACTTAAAAGATGAGGTAATCAGTGTCATTAACTGGTTACATGAAAACCGAGACCTAATTAAAAAGAAATGATAGCTAAACTATTTGATGTACAAAACGGTGTAGTAATACCCTCTGAACATTGTTATACTCTGAAGTCACTTAAAGATATAATGGATAATTATCCTCAAGATCATCTTAAGATTTATCTATATCTGTTTTACATGACCTGTCCTAACCCAGATCTTAATCCATTCTTCAACGTCCCACACATGGATAAAGAAGATATTATACTGAATGAAATAGTAGCAACATTCTCTACAGAAGATGATGATATAGTAACCGCACTAAGATTCTGTCAAAGAATGTATGAAACACCTACCTCCCGCGCGTATGAGGGTATGCAGAAAGCCCTAGATAGAATCTCTAGATATCTTTCTACTACACAGATTACTGATGGTAAAGATGGTAACATAGCTCAAATTAGAGCAATTGCTAAAGACTTTGACGCTATCAGACAATCTTTCAAGGGTGTATATAAAGATCTTCAGGAAGAACAGCAGAGCAAAGTACGTGGTGGTCAGGGTCTAGCATATGATATGTAATGGAAGCATTTTGGGAAAACATACCTACTTGGGATAACGGTGTCTGGACAACTACTAGTTTTGCTACTAGAGATGAACTGAGAATATTCCTACTTACTATATTTAAAGAACCAGGGCAGTATAACTTCAATGAAGATTCTAACAGGATCTTTAATGAACAAGCTCAAATCTTTAAATCAACTAATGTATATTGCGTAGCTCCATTTAGATCTAAAGACTTTATGAAGTACTGGGATGACCAGAAGCTCAAGTGTAGAAATGGTGTAATAGTAAAGTCAGGTAAAGAAACTTGGTATCTTGCCAGAGAGTATTATATGTGGCTTAACTTCTTACCTATCTTCAACAAGGAGATACAAGCATTTGGATTTGCTGATATACGTGATGCACAGTATCACATGGCTCTATATGAGCAACTAGCAGAGTTACACTATAAGCATTCTGCTATTCTAAAGAAACGTCAGATAGCATCTTCATACTACCACGCAGGTAAACTTATCAATCAACAGTGGTTTGAAGCCGGTGTTACTCTTAAGATGGGTGCATCTCTCAAGGATTATATCAATGAGAAAGGTACATGGAAGTTCTTAAATGAATATGCAGCATTCTTAAATGAGCATACAGCATGGTACCGTCCTATGTCACCAGACAAAGTAATGATGTGGCAACAGAAGATTGAAGTACGTAAAGGAGATAGAAAAACTGAAGTAGGTCTCAAAGGTACTATACAAGGTATGTCATTTGAGAAAGACCCTACTAATGGTGTCGGTGGACCAGTAAAATACTTCTTCCATGAGGAGGCTGGTATTGCACCTAAGATGGATACAACCTTTGGATATATCAAACCTGCACTTAAGTCAGGTATGATTACTACTGGTATGTTCATAGCTGCTGGATCTGTGGGTGACTTGGATCAGTGTGAGCCACTAAAAGAAATGATTCTTAATCCGGAGGCTAATGATATCTATGCAGTAGATACCAATCTTATAGATAGAGATTATACTGTAGGTGTATCAGGATTATTCATTCCTGAGCAGTGGTCAATGCCTCCTTATATTGATGAGTTTGGTAACTCTAAAGTAGAAGAAGCCCTCCAGGCCCTGGATGATTACTTTGAGGAGTGTAAGAAAAAGATGAATCCTGAAGCATATCAGCTTGAGGTATCACAGCATCCTAGAAACATAGAAGAAGCTTTTGCACATAGAAAGGTATCTATATTCCCTCAGCATTTAGTTGGAGCTCAGTTAAGAAGAATAGAAGATAAAGAGTATGGATATGAGTTCTTAGATATTCAAAGAGATGCAGAAGGAAAAGTTATAGTGAAAGAAACTAATAAACTTCCTATATCTGAGTTTCCTATATCTAAGAAGACAGAAGATAAAACAGGCACACTAGTAGTATGGGAAAGACCAGTTAGTAATCCTGAATTTGCTGTAACATACTATGCATCTATTGACCCCGTGTCTGAGGGAAAGACAACTACTTCAGAATCACTATGTTCTATCTATGTAATGAAAGCTCCAGTTCAAGTAACTAAAGTTACTATGGGTGAGACAGAGACATTTATAGAACAAGACAAAATAGTAGCAGCCTGGTGTGGTAGATTTGATGATATCAAAAAAACACATGAGAGATTAGAAATGATTATAGAGTGGTATAATGCATGGACAGTAATAGAGAATAACATCTCTTTGTTTATCCAATATATGATTTCTAGAAAGAAGCAGAAGTATCTAGTACCAAGAACACAGATTATGTTCTTAAAAGATCTAGGTGCTAATGCTAATGTATTCCAGGAGTATGGTTGGAAAAACACAGGTGTACTTTTTAAGCAACATCTCTTAAGTTATGTTATAGAATATACAAGAGAGGAATTAGATGTAGCTACAAAAGAAGATGGTACTATAGTAAAGACAACCTATGGTATAGAACGTATTCCAGACCCAATGTTGCTTAAAGAAATGAAAGCATATCAGGAAGGACTCAATGTTGACCGCTTGGTATCCTTTGCAGCATTAGTAGCATTCATGCGTATTCAACAGGCTAACAGAGGTTATGCAAAAAGAATGGTTATGGATGAAGCCTCTAAAAACTTGCAAAAGTCAGAAAATTTGTATAAATTAAATAACAGCCCTTTCCGTCACATGGGAAAGAGCAGTAGTTCAATGGCTAAAGGTCTGAGAAGATCTCCATTTAAAAACATAAAATAATATGCAGGTATATAACGCCCTACAGCTCAAGAAAGGAGCAAAAGTTCAGCATAACAGAATGGGTAGCATTACCCAGCCACTACAGTTTCTGCCTAAAACAGAAAAGGATCAAGAGTGGGCTGCATGGAATCTAGACTGGTTAGAATGGAATGGACTTAAGCAAATCCGTAAGAATGCCCGCAGGCTAATGAAAAACTATAAGCTTGCTAAAGGTATTATAGATAAATCAGATTACATCATAGAAGAAGATAATGAATACAGAGATATTGTTGAGACGCTTACTAAAGAAGATTACTCTGCGCTTGAACTTAAGTTTTATCCAATTATACCAAATGTTATTAATGTTCTTGTAGCTGAGTTTGCTAAAAGATCTACTAAGCTAACATACCGTGCAGTAGATGAGTTCTCTTACAATGAGATGATGGAGAAAAAACGTGCAGATGTAGAAGAAGTTCTAATGGCAGATGCACAAATGAAAATCATTGCTGCATTACTAGAACAAGGACTAGATCCTAGTTCAGAAGAAGCACAACAACAATTAGACCCTGCAAGACTTAAGACACTACCTGAAGTTGAAATGTTCTATAAGAAAGATTATAGATCAATGATAGAGCAGTGGGCTAGCCACCAACATAAAGTTGATGTAGAAAGATTTAAGATGGATGAATTAGAGGAGCGTGGTTTCCGTGACTCTCTAATTACTGACCGTGAGTTCTGGCATTTCCAAATGATGGAAGATGATTACAACGTAGAACTTTGGAATCCGGTGTTATCATTCTATCACAAATCACCAGATGCACGTTATATATCTCAAGCTAACTGGGTAGGTAAAACAGATATGTTTACTGTAGCTGATGTTATTGACAAGTATGGATACTTGATGACAACAGAGCAGCTAGAAGCATTAGAAGCTATCTATCCTATCAGATCTGCTGGATATAACATTGGTGGACAACAAAATGATGGTAGCTACTATGATGCTACTAAGACACATGAGTGGAACACTAACTTACCTTCTCTTGCATACCGTCAGTATACATCTATGGTATCAGGGAATGTATTAGAAGGCGGTGATGTTATCTCTCAGATACTAGCAGAAGGTGAAGATTATAATGTTGCAGGTACAGCATACTTACTACGTGTTACTACAGCATACTGGAAGTCTCAGCGTAAAGTAGGTCACTTAACTAAAGTAGCAGATAATGGTGAAGTAATTACTGAAGTAGTAACAGAAGACTATAAGATTACTGATAAACCAATCTATGATGATAAGCTATTCAAGAATAAAACTAAAGACAATCTAGTATACGGTGAGCATATTGACTGGATCTGGATTAATGAAGTTTGGGGTGGTGTAAAGATTGGACCAAACATTCCATCATTCTGGGGTATGAATAACCCTGGAGGATTTACTCCTATCTATCTTGGTATAGATAAAAACAAACTAGGATCTATCAAGTTTCAATTTAAAGGTGATGAATCATTATATGGTTGTAAACTTCCTGTAGAGGGAGCAATATTCTCTGATAGAAATACTAAGTCAACAGCATTGCTTGACTTAATGAAACCATACCAGATTGCATACAATATTGTAAATAATCAGATAGCAGATATTCTAGTAGATGAACTAGGTACTGTTATCATGCTTGATCAGAACTCTCTACCTAGACATTCACTAGGTGAAGATTGGGGTAAAGGAAATTTAGCTAAAGCTTATGTGGCTATGAAGAATTTCCAGATGTTACCACTTGATACATCTATCACAAATACAGAGAATGCATTAAACTTCCAGCACTTCCAGAAATTAGATCTGTCCCAGACAGAACGTCTCATGTCTAGAATTCAGCTTGCCAATTACTTCAAACAACAGGCGTATGAGGTGATTGGTGTGAATCCTCAGCGTATGGGTCAGCAGTTATCACAACAAACTGCTACCGGAGTAGAGCAAGCTGTTAATGCATCTTATGCTCAAACAGAGGTTTACTTCATACAGCACTGTGATTATTTAATGCCTAGAGTACACCAAATGCGTACAGACCTAGCTCAGTATTATCATTCTAAAAAACCATCTACTAGATTGCAATATATGTCTACAGCAGATGAGAATGTTAACTTCCAAATTAATGGTACTGATCTATTGATGAGGGATCTTAATATCTTCTGTAGTACAACAGCTAATCACAGGGCTATTCTAGAACAACTTAAGTCAATGGCTCTAAACAATAATACTACAGGAGCTTCTATATATGACTTAGGTAGAGTAGTACAATCTGACTCTATTGCTGAACTTAACTCTGTACTTAAAGCTGCTGAGAATAAATCTAATGAGATCAAGCAGCAGGAAATGCAACAAGCTCAACAAATGCAAGAGCAACAGATGCAGTCTCAAGCTGAACAGCAAAGACTTAAACTTGATCATGATGCAATGGAAGCTGAGAAGAATAGACAACGTGATATTCTTGTTGCTGAAATTAGAGCAGCTGGTATGGGATCTATGGTTGACATTAATCAGAACATGCAGTCTGACTTTGCAGATGCTATGAAGGATATCCGTCAGGAAGATCAGTACAAATCTCAGATGGATTTAGAAAGACAGAAGGAAGCTAACAGAAACTCCCTTGCTGCACAGAAGAATGACATAGAAAGACAGAAGCTACAAGTACAACAAGACATAGCAGATAAGCAATTACAAGTAGCTAGAGAGAATAAGAATAAGTATGATAAAGGATCTAATTCAGAAAAGAAGAAATAGTTTAGCTATATATTGCCAAAAAAGACTTTTCTATTTTAAATTTCTGAAGTTTATCTGATCAAAAATTCTTATATTGAATTAAGTAACAATAAAAACCAACAAATATGGAAGACACTAAGCCAACTAGTGATCAGACCCTTGATACTACAACGGTAGGTCAAGTAGATGTAAATTTAGATGAGCTCTTTGGAACTCCCGGTGCAGAAAACATTATGCTACCAGAGAACAAAGAAGCAGAAGAGAAACCAAAATCAGTATTCTCTAATGAGAATCTGGTAGATGTATCGTTCATTGACAAGACTGCTACTGGTACTAATGAGACAGTAGCTAGTAAAGAAGAAGCAAAACAAGAAGTTGAAGCTACAATTGCAGAGCTAGACAGCTTGATTTCTCAAGAAGAGGATGCTGGTAACAAGGGAAGACCAAAAGTAGATAAGTCAGGTCTTGCTGAGTTAGCAACTAAAATGATTGAGGAAGGATCTCTAGTACCTTTTGATGATGACAAACCATTAGAAGATTATACTACAAAAGACTTCCGTGAATTATTTGAAGCAAACTTCCAAGAAAGAGAAAACAAGATTAGAGAGAATACTCCAAAAGAGTTTTTCCAAGCTTTGCCAGAAGAGCTTCAGATTGCTGCTAAGTATGTAGCTGATGGTGGTCAAGATCTTAAAGGATTGTTTAGAACACTTGCTCATGTAGAAGAGATTATTGAATTAGATCCTACAAATGAGTATGACCAAGAAGAGATTGCACGTCAGTATTTACATGCTACAAGCTTTGGAACTCCTGAAGAGATTGAAGCTGAGATTGATGATTGGAGAGATCTTAATAAACTAGGTCAGAAAGCTCAACAGTTCAAACCAAAGTTAGATGCAATGCAAGAGCAAATCATTGCTAGACAACTTGCAGAACAAGAGGTAAAGAAAGATCAACAAGAAAAAGCAGCAAAAGCATATACAGATAATGTATATAACACACTTGTAGCAGGAGAACTAAATGGTATCAAGTTAGACAAGAAGACTCAGTCACTATTGTACTCAGGTCTTGTACAACCTAACTACCCATCTATCTCTGGAAAACCTACAAACTTGCTTGGTCACTTACTAGAGAAGTATCAGTTTGTAGAACCTAACCATGGTCTAATAGCTAAAGCTTTATGGTTACTTGCTGATGAAGCAGGATTTGAAGCTAAGATAAAAGAGCAAGGAGGTAAACAAGCTACAGAAAAAGTAGTAAGACAACTTAAGACAGAAGAGCAAAGAAAGATTACATCATCTACACCTGATGAAGATGAAGCACCTAGAAGAGCTCCTCAAAGAACAATACCTAGAAATCAAGGAAATATATTTAAACGATTTTAATTATAAACAAACAAACAAAAACAAACAAAAATGGCAACTCCAGTTTTAAACAATGGTATATTCCTGCGTGACACTGCGTATAACGCTAGTTCACATGTGGATTCTTACCACCTAAAAAACATGTTGAAGGATGCAGAACCAATGGACTTAGGTCCAGTAGATCTATGGGCTATGGCTCAGAAGGTTGAAATGCCCCTTTATCAGATGTCCTCTTTTGGAGGAAAGAATGTAATCATGGTTGACAATGCTCGTGGAGAGTACAAATGGCAGACTCCGGTTTCCATTGACCTTCCATACATTGTTGAGGACATTGAGGATCCTAACACTATCCTTGGTCTAGATGGTACTACATTCAAGATCAAACTTAACAAGCGTGAATTTGGACATGGTGATATCATCACTTATGACAAATACAACGGAGTTGAGATGTACATTACAGATGAGGATATCCTTCCAATTGGAGATGGATTCATCTATACAGTACAACTTGTGAACAATGACAACTACAAGTTCTTGGATCACAAATACCTTTCTAATGGTACTAAAGTATTCCGTAAGGGTTCTGCACGTGGTGAGTATGGAGAGCGTTTCTCTGACATCATTACTAATGCTGGATTCCGTGAATTCTACAACTATGTAGGAGGTGCTGAAGCTCACGTACATTATTCTATTTCTTCACGTGCTGATTTGATGATCAAAGGTGGAATGAATGCAGATGGTACAGTTCCTGTAACTGAGATCTGGAGAACATTTGACAAATCTATTGATCCATCTATCAACTCTTTGGAGGACATGGTGAAAGTAATGGGTAAAGACTCTGTTAAAAAAGCATTTGATAATGGTGATTTATCACGTACTTTCTTGACTAACATGGAGGCTGCTCACCTTTCTAAAGTTGCATCTGACATTGAGACTTACTTGATGTGGGGACAAGGAGGTAGAGTACGTCAAGACGGACCAGATGATATCAGATTGTCTGTGGGTCTTTGGAAGCAGTTGGATAACTCTTTCAAAAGAGTATACAACAAAAATAACTTTACACTTGATTTGTTCCGTGGAGAGATCTACAACTTCTTCAATGGTAAGGTTGAGTTCCAAGGTCCAGATCCAAAACGTTCTCTAGTAGTTCAAACTGGTATGGGTGGTATGCGTATGGTAAATGAAGCTATCAAGCGTGAGGCTATCTCTTCAGGTTTGTTGATTCAGGCTGCTGATATCGGTGCAATCACTGGTAAAGGAATGGACTTGAACTTTGGATTTGCTTACACTTCTTATGTTATCCCATTCTTGGCTAACGTTAAGTTTGTGTTGAACCCAGCATTTGACAACGTTCATACTAATGATATTGAGAACCCAATCATTGATGGTTTCCCATTGTCTTCTTACTCATTCATTATCTTTGATATCACTGATAATACAAATGATAACATCTACTTATTGAAATTGTCTTGGGACAACCAATTGAAGTGGTGGTATCAGAATGGTACTATGGACTACATGGGACGTACTCAAGGGTTCCAGTCATCAGGCCAATTCAATGGTTACCGTGTAATGATGTCTCAAACAATGCCAGCTATCTGGGTTAAGGATCCAACTAAAGTCCTTAAGATTGTTATGAGAAACCCAATCACTGGTGGATCATTCTAATATAAACAACCGGTAGAAATAGGGAGGGGTTCACGCTCCTCCCTTTTTTTACTATATTTAACCAACAAATTAAAACCAACAAAAAAATGGAAAATGTAGTATTTACAATGGTAGAAACAAGAGTAGCTAAAGTTTCTCCAATTGCTGTCAAACCTTATTTTGACAATTCAGTATCAAACATGGGACTAGAAGATTATGGTCTATCTTTATTTGACGGTGTGACTCACACTGAGCAATTAGCATGTTTGGAAAAAAATGGAGTAATTCAATACTTAACAGGATTGAATGAATTTGCTCCAGATATTAAACTTATGGGTCCTGAAGATAAGGAAGCTAAGGTTAGAGAAATTAGAACTGCAGTAGCTGAATTAGAAAAAGAGCTAGCAGCTAATGTTCTTGATATTGAAAGCCCAACATTCTGGAATGAGGTAAAGCTCCTACGTCCAGATAACTCAGACTTCTGGAACAAGATCTCAATGTCTTGTGGTAATGAACCAGTATTCTTAGATCCTAAAGATCCTTTTGATAGAATTAAACTTTATGCTATTGAAGCAGGAGGTTTTTCTATTATAGCACGTAGCTATGATGAAGCTAGATCTAAAGCAGTACCACCTAAGTTCTACTTAGACAAACAACAAGAGACTGCAGGTGCAAGAACAGAGTACAAGAAAATCCGTAACAAAGCCCTTGCAGAGTTACAGAAACTATTTGATAAAAACAGCACTAAGCTATTCTATATTGCTAAAGCAGTAGATACAGCTAGTGTACAATATAAAAAACATACTCCTAATGATATTATCTATGACAACATGGATAGACATATCAATGGTGAAGGTACGGAAGGTAACAAGGAAAGAGCTGCTCAAGGCTTCATAGATGCTGCTAATTTAGACATGGAAACATTAAAAATTAAAGCAATTGTAAAAGATTCCGTATTTTTTAAGTATATTATAAGTAAGGCAGATGGTTACATCTACCACGCTAAGTCAAATACTATGCTAGGTAGAAACCCATCTGATGTTGTTGAGTTCTTGAAAAACCCTCTAAATGAGGATGTTCTGAAAGATCTTAATAGCAATGTTGAGAGATTATGGAATTCTTAATTTGTATATAATGAAAACTACAGCAAAAAAATCTACAGGAAAAGTAGGTGGAGTTAAGGTTGGTCTTAATGGCAACCTACCGGTACAGAAGGTACCAAGTACAAAAGGTGTTATGCCAGGACTTAATGGCAAAGTATCTGTACAAACTAACCCTGGTGGTTGGGCAGGTGGAAGAGGAAATACAGCTCCTAAAACTGCTGAACCTAATAACTAATTATCATGCCTAAAGATGCATGCTATACAAAAGTAAAAGCACAGTACGCTGTGTTTCCTTCAGCTAGAGCTTCTCAAGCTATTGCCAAATGCCGTAAAGGTTCAGGCACAGTTAGAAAGACTAAAGCTGGTACAGAACTTAAAAGATGGCAAGCAGAGAAATGGCAAGATACAAAGTCTGGAAAACCTTGTGGGGCTGGTGGTAAAAATGAATACTGCCGCCCTACAAAAAAGGTTTCTTCTAAGACACCAAAAACAAAATACCAACTTACTCCTTCTAAGCTTGCTGCAAAGAAAGCTGAGAAGTCTAGAGTAGGTATGGGAAGAAAAGTAACTAAAGCATAAAATATATAGTCATGGGAGTAGGTAAAGAAATAGCTGGTGCAATTGGAAAAGCTATTAAAGGCACAGTTCAAAGAAGCCGTGCTAAAAAAAATGCAGCTGACTTAGTGTCAAAAATTAATCCTAAATTAACTGGAGAAGAATATAAGAAAGCTGTTAAAGAAACACAAAAAATGAAAAATAGAGTAGGAAGAAACCGTGCTATGTGGTACGGAACAGCTGGCGCAGCTGTTGGTTCTGCTGCTCCTAGTATTATTTCAAAAGTTAATGAATATAAAATTGTAAAGAAAGACTCTGCTAAACCTTCATCATCACCAGCATCTAAAGTTACAGCAGCACGTAAAGAACAAATTGCAGCTAATAAACAAAAAGTAAAAGCAGCTGGTCAACAGTATAAAGCTACAACTAATAAAGAAAAGGTAGCGGCAAATACAGCTAAGGTAGCAGCCAATAAAAAAATGGTTGCAGCTAATAAGAAAAAAGTAGCTGCTAATGCAGCACGTTATAAAAAAGGTTAAGTCATGCACGGATTAGGACACTTACCATCTACCATAATTAAGAAGGGTACTGACAAGATTAAGAAAGCAGCTGCTAATAAAAAGAAAGTAGTTGCCAATGCTAAGAAGGTAGAAGCTAATAGAAAAAAAGTAGCTGAGAACAAAGCAAAGGTTAGACTCAATAAAGCTGATGTTGAACTTGCTAAGTTTTATAAAAAGGTACCAAAAGGTCAATCATATTTAAAATCTGGCGGTGGTGTAAGAAAAGCACAGACGGGAGCAGATATGGGTACTGTATCTATGATACCTGATGCACCTAGTCCTACAATGTCACAAATGAAACGTGGTGGTATTAAAAAGATGCAACCAGGAGGACCGACTGATATGCAACTTATGAGAAGAAATCTTCTTACTAAAAGAGCAAATAGGTTAGAAAACAAAGGTGATAAAAATCGAGATTCTGGTAATACAGAAAAAGCTTGGAAGATGTATGACAGAGCTGATGCCATACTTGCAAAAAGAAGTGCTGTTAGAGAAAAAGCTGGTTATAAAGAAGGAGGATCTACAGATAAGAAGTGGATTCAAAAAGCAATCAATCCTAAGCATAAAGGATATTGTACTCCAATGAGTAAACCAACTTGTACACCTAAGAGAAAAGCATTAGCTAAAACTCTTAAGGCAATGGCTAAAAAGAAATAAGATGAAAGCTGGTAAGACTCCTAAGATGAAGTCTGGTGGTTCTACTCCTGCTTGGACACGTAAGGAAGGAAAGAATCCAACTGGTGGACTTAATGCTAAAGGAGTAGCTAGTTATAGAGCAGCTAATCCAGGCAGTAAGTTACAGACTGCTGTTACTACTAAACCTTCTAAGCTTAAAGCTGGAAGTAAAGATGCTAAGAGACGTAAGAGTTTCTGTGCTAGGATGTCTGGAATGCCAGGTCCTATGAAAGATGAAAAAGGAAGACCAACAAGAAAAGCTCTTTCTTTAAGAAAGTGGAATTGTTAAATTATATATAAAATGAAAAAGGTTATTAAAAAAGCTGTAGCTAAAGCACCTGTTAAAAAGACAGTAGCTAAAAAGCCAATGATGAAAACTGGTGGTGCTAAGAAGTCTTTACCTAAAGCAAAATTTGGGAGAAGAAAAGGCAACCCTACTTCTAGTGATCCTTTTGGCCCAAAGGCCGGACCTCTAACTGAAGATCAAGCTAATTATGTTAATTATAGACTTGATAGATCAAGATTTCCAAAAGAAAACTATGTTAGCAGAGATGCATCTGTAAGGTTAAATCCTTATACATCAGAACCAGAAGAGCCTATGTACAGAGGTTACTACGAAAAAGGACTTGAAAGAAGTCAGAGATATGGAGATACCTTTAACACTTCATCAAAACCAAATCTTGCTCCTGGTGATCAAATGACTACAACTTTTAAAAGTCAAAAAAAAGGTGGAACAACTAAATCAACTTATAAAAAAGGTGGAACAATGAATAAACCAGGATGCGCCAAGTGTGGTAAAATGATGTCAAAAGGTGGTGTTAAAAAATATGCTGCTGGAGGTTCAACACTATCTGGATCAGCTATTAAAAAAGCGCCAGTACAATTATACGGTATGCCGCAAGAAAACCTTGGTACTTCAGGTCAACATGGTTTTAAAAAAGGTGGTGCAATGTCTAAGATTAATAGAGCTGTTACACCTGGATGCCGTGGTGGTATGGTAAAAGATGCTAATGGTAATTGTGTAGATGAGCGTAAAGCTAAAGTTGGTGGATCTTTGAAACCAGTTACTGGAGATAAAGTAGGTCTTTCAAAACTTCCTACTGCTGTAAGAAATAAAATGGGTTACCAGAAATCTGGTGGTACTATGAAGAAAGCTGCAGGTGGACCAATCATTGATAAACTTAAAGCTAAGCTTGCAGAACGTAAGGTTACTAAAGCTATTAAGAAGAGTGTAAAAAGTTCTGGTAAAATTATCAAGTAATGGCAACTATAGGTAAAGATAAGACCAAAGAGGAAAAGGCTCAGAAAAAGAAGATGCGGAAGGCTGTTATAAAAGGTGTAACTAGTAACATCAAGTCAACTCTTTTTCCTAGTAAACAAACAAGACAAGGAAGAAAAGAAGAAAGACAGTTTAACCGTGAACTTAAAAAAGAGTTTGGTCTTAAGAAAGGTGGTAGTGTAAAATCTAAAAATAAATAATCATGGGAATATTATCTAAACTTGCAGGAGTTGCAAGAAAAACAATTAAAAAAAATGCAGTTGTTAACTTCAGAGAGGGTTCACAAAATGCTGCTGCTATAGGAAAAAAAATAAAATCTGTAAAGAAACCTAGATACGTTACTACATCTGAAAGAGATGCAAATGTTCAAAGAGCAGTTAGAATGTATGATAAAAAAAGTTTTACCAAAGCGGGAACTGCTGTAAAAAGTGGAGTTAAAAAAGCAAATAGAAATGAAGTAATTAAAGGTGTTGGTAAAACAATAGCTAAAGTTGCAAAAAATCCAGGAGTAGGTGGGGGAGCAGCAGGAGTCATAGCTGTTGCAGCATATGATAAAAAGAAAACTGCTGATGCTAATAAAGCAAAAGTGAATGCTAATAAAGTAGCAGTTAATGCAGCTAAGGTAAACGCTAATACCTTCAAGAATTATAAGAATGAAGAGAAGGTAGCAGAGAATACTAGAAAGGTAGCTGAAAACAAAACTAAAGTACAAAACAATGCTGTTAAAGTATACAGCAATGCTACTAAGGTAAATGCATCTAAAGCTAGTAATGCTAGTTCTAATGCTCAAAAGGTTGCCGCTAATAAGGCTAAGGTAGAAGCAAACAAAAAGAAGGTTGCTGCTAATGCTGCAAAATACAAGTAATCATGGGAGGCAAGAAAAGTTCTAAACCAGGAGCAGTAAAGTATTTTAATAATCTTAAAGAAGAAGGTTATAAGAATGCTGGTAAAGCTATGAGTCAATTTAGAAAAATGATTCCTAGAACTCCAAAAAATAAATAACAGATGTTAAACAGTGTACTGTCCATAAAGATTAAACAACGCCTGAATAAGTTAGATAGCCAGGACTATGACAACATTGAATGTTGGCAGATAGTTGAGGCATTTAATAAAGCTCAGGTAGAGTGGGCTAGAAGACAGCTTCACGGTATTAATCAAGTTAGAGAAGGTGATGAGGAATCTAATAGAAGAAAAGATGATCTTCAGATTCTATTAGATACTCAATCATTAAGTGTAAGTAACCAACAAGTATTTTATACAGGACCAATTCCTGCAGATTACTTACAGTGGAAACGCGTTGATACTTATGCTAAGAAAGATTGCTGTGACCGCAGACGTATGACAATATACTTAGCAGAAGAAGCAAATGTCAATCAACTTCTCAGAGATAAAGCAAAACAACCTAACTTTGAATGGGGAGAAACTTTTGCTACACTGAAAAATAACTTTGTCAACATATACACTAATGAAGACTTTGAAATTGAGTCAGCAGCATTAACGTATTATAGACAACCAGTGAAGATACAAATACAAGGTTGTGTAGATCCATATACCGGAGTTCAGTCTCCTGCAAATGTACAGTGTGAGTTTAAAGATGATATAATAGAATTAATAATAGATGAGGCTGTGAGTATTCTAGCAGGAGATATTGAATCAGGAAATCAATTCTCTAGAGGATCAGAAGGAGCTGAACGCAATAACTAAGAATAATGGAAAAACCTAGAATGCTTAAAAGAAATCCAGAGTCTGTTTCTAGACCTACAGTTACAGTTAATCAACCAAAAACAGAACCAGCTAAACCACAACCTACACCAGATGCGGGAGTAGGTGGTAGTTCCTTAGATAACATGGTAGCTGCTTGTGCTATGGAATTAATGAATGCTAGAAATAGTTTCCACAAGTTACATTTAAAAGTAACAGGAGAAGGATCCTATGCAGCTCACATTGCTATTGGAGATTTCTATGATGGACTACCAGGACATGCTGATACTCTTGTAGAAGGATATCAAGGAGTATCTGAAAAAATTCTTACATGTAAAGATGTAGCATGCAGAACACTTGATACAGTAGCAGACGGTGTAGCTTATCTAAGAGATATCTATGCTATGATAAACAAACTACAAGGTATGTTACCTTATTCAGAAATAGTAAACAACTTAGATTTAGTAAAAGACTCAATAAACTCTACTAAATATAAATTACTTTTCTTGAAATAAATTTGGATATTAAGAATCTAATTCTTATATTATAATATATGTTTATTAACTAATAAAAAGAAAAAATGGCTTATTTTAATCACGCTTTTCAAAAGACTTTCCTTGGGACTGATGGTTTCACAGGATTGAATGAAGGACAGCTTGGGACAACAGGTAACCAACTTGCTTCTGGTGAGTTTGCATTTGTTGATCCTAAAACTTGGATTTTGCAAGATCCAGCGTCTGCACCTACAGGATGTTGTCCGCTTATCCTTGCATCTGGTTCTGTTTTGGACAAAGATAAAATTGGACCTTTCCACGGAGGGTACAAAGAATCTAACAAGTCTAAGATCATCAACCCTAAGTATGTTAACCGTTTCTACCGTGTAGATCCGTGTGAACCTACTCAAGCAGTACTTAACATTGGTTCAACGCCTTATACTCAAGATGAAGGTACAGCAGCATGTTGTCCTGACTTCTTGTGTGGTGAGACTTACAACTTACGTTTAGATGTTAAAGGTTCTCCAGCTCTACGCTTCTTGAACCACAATGCATACTTGACTGTAACTGCTTACACAGGATGTTGTCCAGCAGGAGCTATTGCTCCAACTCCAGTAGATTCTACATTGGTTATGATTGCTTGGGCTCAACAAATTGTTGACTCTCCGCTTATCTCTCCTTTTATCTTGCCAGTAGTTTCTGCAGCAGATGGTACAATTTACTATGCACCAGGTACACTAGATACATTTGGTAACCCAGCAGCTAACACTTGGGATGACTATGTATCTCCAGGATTTGTAGAAGGTGACTGTGCAGGTTTGATCCTTTACGGAGCTTATGTTGATACTAAGTTTGGTAACTGTACATTCCAAATCACTGACTTCTATGAAAAAGAGCCAGTGCGTCTTTATGCATCTGAAACAGATTTGAATGGTGATCCATGTACATTCTCTGGTATCTGTATAGTTAATGAGTGTCTTGGTACTCAAGCTATGGGTCTTGGTGAGTCTGTAGTTCGTGACTTGATTCTTTCTGAGTCTTACCGTCAGAACTTCTTCCACTCTGATTTCCGTATCCGTGAGATCACTCAAGGTTATGATATCTTGAACTCTGTTAACCGTAATGCGTTGTATACACGTTACTATTTGTTACACAGTGTTCCACGTCACAATAACGCAACAAGTACATTTGATAATGATCAATACTTACTTGAAGTTATTACTGATGGTGTAGTTGCAACATTTGAAACATTTGTAGGTGATTGGTTAGAGAACTGTTCTCAATGTGAATCACTTGAAGTGTTTGACTGTGTAACTGAGTGTGCTCCACTAGTACCACCAGTACCAGCACCAGAACCATAATAATTATCACAATAAACTAAAAAGGGGAGAAGAGTTTCATACTCCTCTCCCTTTTTTATATTTTAGTACTATGGCAAATCACGTATTAAGTTTAGAAGTACCTACAGTAATGAATTCATGTATCTTGTCTATCAATGATACAAGTATTTATGCTGATATAGTTCCTGTAACTTGTCCTACATTAAATGTGACAGTACCTGGATTTAGTTACTCTACACAAATAGATGTTACTCCAGGCTTTAGTGAGATACTTACAGCTTGTGATTTACAGTTACAAACAACTCAGTGTGGAGAAGTATATGCTAATCTACCTGACGGTATCTATATTATTAAGTATAGTGTTTCTCCAAATGATCTTGTGTATGTAGAATACAATCATTTAAGAATCACTCAAGCTTTAATAAGATATAATAAAGCTTTGTGTAATTTAGATCTAGCTGCTTGTGAGCCGCCAGAGAAAGTACAAGAAAGATTAGAGAAACTTAGAATGATCAGAATGTATCTTGATGCCGCTAAAGCTAAAGTAGAGTTCTGTCATGAACCTCAAAAAGGTATGAGCTTGTATAACTATGCTCTTAAGCTTTTAAATAAATTTGATTGTAAAACTTGTTAACCCATTAAAACCAATAAATATGGCAACAACATGTCCTAATTGTAAAGCAAGATTATCTTGCGGATGTCAAACTAGAAAAGCTTCTAACGGAGCAGCAGTATGCACTAACTGTGTAGGTAAGTATGAAGCATCAATATCAATTGCTAAAAATGCTAAACCTGCACAAACTAATAAGTAAACAATGGCAGTTATAGGTTGTACAAGTTACTATGTGTTCACACCATGCTGTGGTGGTACACCAATTAGATTTTGTAGGAATACTCCTCCTGCTTTACAAAGCGGGGCTACCTTTCAATATACAGGGCCAAATCTTATTGGATATGGTGGTATACTTGAAACCAATAAATGCTATGGAGTATCTATAGTAAATGAATCAGCTAACTATCCATCAATAGCAGTAGAGCTTATAGAAAATAATTTTCTAAGAGCTACAGGTGGATGTAATAGTGCACTATGCCCTGATTGTCCTACTGAATATTATACACTTAATGATTGCTGTGCTGATCTACCAATTGATTGGCCACCTAATGAAGCAGGGCTTCAAGGAACATTATATATACAGTATGATGGAAGTAGTTGTACTGGTAATCTTAATGAATTTCCTTGTCCAGAGATTCTTACTCCGTTAATAATAACTGAAATTCTTAATGAGGCACAACTCATTGTAACAGGTTGTTTAAAATTAACTAGTGTTTTAATAACAGACATTCCAGTTGGTGCGGATATTCTTTCCTGGGAACAGATTGTACAAGAGGTAGAGGCAGTAGAAACATGTAGTGATTGTCAAACATGTTATTATCAAATAACTAACTGTGCTGATGAAAATGAGACTTACTGTACAACAAGTAATTTATCAGCATATATAAATAATAATATTGAAAATGATGCTCTTTGGCCAGTTATCCAAGTAACTCAACATCCTGATAAATGTTTTTATGTTGAGCAAATTGTTTCTTGTGAGGCTCCTGTAACAATCACTCCTGTACCTAGTATACCTTCTTTTATAGGATGTGCAGCATGTCAAGAAACTTTAATAGTTTACTATGAGCTTATAAACTGTAATAATACACAGGAGATCATTTATACTAGTCAAGACTTATCTGAATATGTAGGTTCTTATATTACATTAGAGGAATATGGTACTGATTGTTTTTATGTATCAGTAGTAGATGGTCTAGTACCAAGTGACATACCTGTTACACCAAAAGAACCTGCATTTGAAACATGTCAGGAGTGTGCATTACCAAAATACTTACTTACAGACTGTGCGGGTATACTAGATGATATAGTTACTTATACTGATCTTCAAATTTATGTGGGAAAAGTAATAGTTCTTGATTCATGTCCTGATACTTGTTGGGAAGTATTTGAAACAGACATTACTATTATAGATGGTGCAGTAAACGTATCAGGTGCTCCATTTGAAGATTGCCCTACTTGTTTAGCAAATACAATACCTTCTACTTGTGTGACATTTACAAATACTACAAGTGAAGAAAAGAATTTTGATGTAATAACATATGAGGGTATAATTACTAAATATACTGTAGGTGCAAATTCTACTTTACCAAAGTCATGTCTTATCAGTTGGACTATACCCGTTGGTATTGTAGTAACTGAATACGGTAACTGTATAGATGGTGTATGTCCACCTGAACCGGCAAAACCAAGAAGAAAAGTAAGACCTGGATATAATACACCTGCATGTACAGCTGAGTACTATGAGAAAGTAGAATGTAACTTCTCTGAGTGGATGTATAAAGATGTATTAGAAAGACGCTATGGTATATCTAACTGTTGTATTGATGAGCTTATGAGATGGGAGATTAGACATGAAATGCTTATGTTAGATGCACTAATTAATCCTGACTATACTTGTGTGCCACCAGTAAACTGTGGATGTCCTCAGCCTACTACATGTAATTGTTCTTGTAATTCTGGAAATTAATCATTATATTATATAATATGAAGCCTTTAAATTTAGATAACTCACCTTGCTCACCAATATCAAGCAACTGCGTGATTTGGCAAGGACCTAATATCCCTTGTATTAAACTATGTACAGGAGATACAGTATCTGATGTTGTATTCAAATTAGCAACAGAGTTGTGTGCTATCTTAGAAACATTAGATGTTAATAACTATGATTTAGCATGTCTAAATTTAGCAGGTTGTGATCCTAAAGATTTTCAAACACTTATTCAAATATTGATTAACAGAATATGTGAATTAGAAAATCTACCAACTCCAGTCCCAACACCTGATGGTAATGGGTGTCCTACAGATTGTATTGTAGCAGTAGATACAGAATGTTTTCCTGGTGCAGCAACTGATAATCTTTTAAACTATGTAGACAGAATAGCAACAAGAGTATGTGAGTTAGTTGGAGAGATATCTATAATTCAAGACTCTATTGCAAGTATTAATACTACACTGATTAGTTTACAAACACAGATCAATAATATTCCTGCTTATACATTACCTGATATTACAATTCCAACAGGATGTACTATTGGAATATATACAGGACCTACAAGTGTAGAGCTAGATACTTTATTTGAAGCATTTCTGGGAGACTGGTGTACATATATTGCTACTGCTTCAACAGCAGCAGAATTAGCAGCTGTATTAGAGCCAGCTTGTACCTTAGCTGATAATCCATATTTTGGAGCAATCACAGGATTAATTAGTCCGGCTACAAATCTTGCTGATGCAATCAGTAATATATGGACAAGCATTTGTTTCTTATATGATTATAACTACGCTCAGACTGTAGTTACAGGATCAGGAAGTATTACAGTAACATCAAGTTATAATCCTGTTACCAATACTACTACATATGATGTAAGTTCACCAGCTGTATTTCCTGCTGGTGTTGTAGTTCCTTGGGCTAGTCCAAATCTAGTTCCGCCAATTGGTTGGTTTATATGTGACGGTAGTAATAAAGACAGTGCAATTTATCCAGACTTATTTGCTGCTATTGGAACTACCTATGGTACTTTAGGAGGCACATCATTCTTCCTACCAAACATGTCTAACAGAATACCAGTAGGAAAAGGTACAAACGCAGATGGATTTGATTTATCTGTTGTGTCTAATACAGGAGGTAATAGAATTGAAGTATTAAGTGATGCACAAATTCCTCCTCATACTCATGATTTATCAGCAACTACCTTTACAGCAACTGTAAGTGGAACTACAGGAGCAACTAAAGTACCTTTAAAAACAGCTTCTACTCTTGGTACAGGTGGTGATCCTGCAGCTAATCCAAGAACGGGAGATTATACAAGAATTAAAGTTGGAGCTAACAATGATTTAGATGATGCTGATGTGGCACAACAAGTTAGTGGGCATACTCACTCATTCTCAGGATCAGCTAGCGGAGCATTATCTGGAACAACTGGAGACGGTTCACCAGCACTTCAAGGGTTACCACATGGAAACATGCAACCATACATTGTAATGCAATATATAATAAAATATTAATCATGGCTTGTAATCATACTAATATAAATTGTGGATGCCAGGATAGTTTTCTTACTAGTCCTGCTCCATGTCCAACTCCAGAAGGATGTCCTGATGTTCAACCATGTTCTGAAGTATTTGATGCTCAGTGTATAATATATACAGGAGATCCAATTATTTGTGATCAAGATACTGTAGTAGCAACTAATGATACTGTAGCAGATGCGTTAAATCAAGTAGTGGATTATTTTTGTAATCCTGCTCCAGCTCAATGTTGTCCAACGTTTGCTGTTGATATTAGTTTTAATGAGCAAGCAGGAAGAGCACTAACTACTACACTTACAAATGGTACTGCACCATTTACATATGAATGGACAATTGAGCAAAACGCTTTTGCAGGATTTTCTATTGCTGGAGCAACTAATGGATCTTCAGTTAATCTTAATCTTACAGGAAACGTATATGATGGTTTTGCTGCAGGAGAAATTGCTACTTGCCTATTTAAAGTAAAAGTAACTGATTCAGTTGGACAAATTGCTACAGCATATTATACTGCTGTTAGTGTTTTTCCTCTTTAAAGATATGTCGCAGTTTGTTGGTTTCTGTGGCTAACAAGTGGAAGCCCTGGGCAAGTGAGCCCGGGGTTTTCTATTTTTAGTATATTTGCTAGAGTGGATATTTTTTTGTATATTAAATAGTATAGTATGAGTAAAGAGTTTAAGTTACCAAACGTCAAGGCACCAAGATTCAGACAGAAAGCCCATAACGTTTTAAACAAAGATTTCTTTAATGCATTTAGAGAAAAGTTTGGCAAGTATAAAGATGTAACAGAAAGTGATATCAAAAAGATTGTCAAAAGATTTAATGAGGTTCTTTCAGAGACTGTGATAGAAACAAGAGATGGTGTTCAGCTACCAGAAGGATTAGGACATTTATTTATTGGGAGTTGTCAATCAGTAAAAGGAAAAAACATTGATTACGGTAAGTCATCAAAATATGGTGTGACTGTAAACAATAAAAACTGGGAGACAGATGGTAAGCTTGCTAAGATATTTTATACATGCTCTGCTAGTAAATACAAATATACTTTTAGAGAATGCTGGAGTTTTATAGCTTGCAGAAACTTTAAAAGAACTGTGGCAAAGACATACCCAGAAAACTGGAATATGTATGTTAGTATAGATGCAACAACTAAAATGAAGAAGGCTTATACAGCATTAGTTCTTCAAGGTATAAGAGATAGAAAACTACAGTCTAATTTAAAAGACTATAATGAGTTTGATTTATGACAACAATAGGTGAGGCAATATCAAGAGTAAGAACAGCACTCAAAGCTGTGAAGGAAGATCCGTTCCTTACTGATAGGAGTATCTACTTTGCTATTCTTAAATATGGTAAAACACTTCTTAAGAGAGAAGACAATCAAAATAGATTAATGAAGATAAGTTCACTCTTTACATATCTTCCGTATGTAGAGCTTATTGATGTAGATAAAGTAGAAGCTGATTGCACTGGTGTATATTCTGAGTGCTACTTTAAAAGAAGTAAAGAAAAACTTCCTAATATATTTACAGGAGCTTTTGGACCTGTATTCAGAACAGTATCTTCTATTGATGGAACTATCAAAGTATTCCGTACAGAGCCTGGTACATTTGCATCAATGACAAGAACAACAACTTTTAAATACAATACACGTAAATACTTTTGGTTTCAGAACGGATATTTATATCTACCAAATGTAGACTGGGATGCTATAAAGATTGAAGCAATCTTTGAAGGATCCACGGGTGATTTTCAATGTAATCCAGAAGACCAGTGTGTGATAAAGCAAGACCAAAATCTTGCTTTACCTGAGTACTTGTTTTCTGAGATAGAGCAATATGTGATTCAAGAACTAGTTACATCAATTAAGATTCCAGCAGATGGAGCAGATGATAGCCAAAACGTACTTAGATAATGGACTTTAACTATACACTAAAATATAGAACCTTTGATCAGCTATTAGATGATGTAATGGTTGATTTTCAAATCTATGCACTTGAAAATATGATTGATCCTCAGACACTTATTAAAGTTGTTAGAAGATTGAACTATGATTTAGGTCTCAGAATTAATCAGCAAAAAGAAGCTGTGCTAGAAGTAGAACATGGTAAGGTAAGACTACCAGATGATTTCTACACATTTAATTTTGCATTTATCTGTGGTGAGTATACTCTACATTCAGGATATGATATAGGAGGAACTAACATACAAGAAGTACCATATAGAGAAGTACCAAGTACTGTAGACCAGTGTGCTGCTCCTACTGTTAATTGTTCTGTATGTAATGCTAATCCTTGTAATCATACTGCTGCATGTGGTGTAAATACATTGCCTGGTAATTACATTCCTGATGCATATGATCCAAACAACCCTTATGGTGATACGTGTATACGCCCGCGTGTATTCATGAACTGTAAAGGAGAGAAGTATGAGTTAATACAAATTATGCCTAATGGGCAGACAAGACAGTATAGAGTTTTGATTCCGCTTAGAATGAAGCCAAGTCAAAATATAGAATGTGAATGTCCTAACTTATACTTTAATACTCCTAACCAAGGATGGATTAACGGTGACTTTTTATTTACAACACTGAACACATGTAAAGTGTATATAAATTACCAAGGTCAACTTGAAGGAGACAACGGTGAAATACTTGTACCAGATCATCCATTACTCAATGAGTATTATGAGTATGCTCTCAAGCAAAGAATTCTAGAGAACCTCTATATGAATGGAGAGGATGTATCAAATAGAATACAACTTATTGAAGGAAGATACCGTACTGCAAGAAACCAAGCATTAGGTTTAGTCAATACTCCAAACTTTGAGGAGATGAAAAAACTTTGGTGGGCTAACCGCAGAGCACAATATGGAAAATACTATGACATGTTTAAGTCATATCCTATTGATCCAACTTACTTTAATTACTATACAGGAACAAGAGTAATCTAAGATGGCAAAGAATAATATTGATTTAAGTAAGACTGAGACTAATAGTTTTGTCAAGGGTCTAAATAAAGACTCAGATAGCTCATTCATTCAGGATGGGATGTGGACACATGCTAGAAATGTTGTCAACAATACTATTGAAGGTAACTTAGGTACATTATCGGGAGAACCTGCTAATTACTTATGTGCAACAGCCGGTGCAACAATGCCTGTTGGAAGAAAAGTTATTGTTGGTACTATACATTTGTTTTCAGACAAGTGGTTAATCTTTACTGCGGCACATGTAGATGCTCAGTTAGCTTCAATCAATTCTGAGATAGGTTTATTTGAAGAAGATCTTTGTAAGTATAGACCTATTGTTCAAGATGTTTGTTTAAACTTTAATGAGCTCAATTTAATATACGGTGCCTCAAGAGAAAAAGAAGATTGCTCTTGGGCTGTATATTGGAATGATGGTCTTAACCCTGATAGATATCTTAATGTAGGAGATCCTCAGACATGGCCAGCAAATGATTATATCTGGATTGGTAATAACATATACTCTAATGGTACTAGTAATATTCAATGGCCAGGAGTAGATTGGATTCAGAATTGTGTAGATAGTAATGGTGGATTAGCAGGCGGGTGTATAACATGTACTAATACAACAGTATTAGATTGTGAGAAGCTTAGACTAGCACGTTTAATGAAAACACCGTGCTTACAGGTTGCACCTGGCAAGTCAGGAGGAGCCCTAAGAAATGGATCTTACTTTGCTACTATTGCTTATAGTATACAGGGAGAAAAAGTTACAGACTGGTTCTCTGGAAGTAATGTTCAACCTATATGGTTTGAAACTGATTTCAGAGGAGCATTAGAAATTACTATTGATGCAGACACAGAAAACTTTAAAGAGTTTATCCTAGTAGTTGTACAAACAATTAATCAAGGTACTGTAGCTAAAAGAATTGGAGTTTATTCAACTAATACACAAAAAGTTTATTTAGACAATATTGCTGACAGCTTGATATCTGTTCCAATTGAACAGTTACCTATTCAAACACCAGTATATGAAAAGAGTGATCAGATTGTTGAGGTTAATAATTATCTTCTGCGTGTTGGTCCTACTTCTAAATTTGATTTTAATTATCAGCCTCTTGCTAATCTTATTAGAGCGAGGTGGGTATCTGTAGAATACCCACCTGACTATTATGTAAACGGTGGATATAAGCCAAGTTACTTACGTGATGAAGTATATGCATTCTTTATTAGATGGGTATATAACACAGGAGATAAGTCTTCATCATATCATATACCAGGTAGAGCACCAATTACTTTACCTAATAATTTTTCAGAAACAGCAGATGCTGATGGTCTAGCGCAGTACCAACCTAATGTATTGTTTACTGATCCAACTGAAAGAGAAAGAATATTTGAAGTTGCTAATACAGCAACTATAACTCCTGTATCTCCACCAGAAGTATTAGAAGATGGTGGTAAGATTATTGCGCGTGGTACAATGGGCTACTGGGAATCTACAGAGTATTATCCTGATAGAACTCCTGAAGTATGGAACAGTTCATCCCAATGTTGGACAGGTATTAGTT